CTGGGAAGCCCGTCCTGCGCCGCCAGGTAAGTCTGCGCGGTAGCAGTGTCGAAGAATCCGGAGAAGTCACCGGAAGCGTCCGGCAGGCCGGCTACCCAGATCAGGTTCTGGTCACCCATGCAGGTAACGTCCACCTTGTTCACGGTGAAGTTGAGTGACCAGTCCGAAAGGAACATCATCGGAGACGCAACATCGCCGCTGTTCACGCCGATGTATACGATCCCGTTACGGCCGTGAATTCGGCTCATGCTTACTCTCCCTAAGTCAGGCATGTAAACGCTGTAAGAGCGCTCACTACCAGGGTAAGGAGAATTGCCGTCTAAAGCTATAGTCGCATTCCCTGCTTTTCCAGCTCCCGCATCATGACGGCAGCGTTATTGTCGAATGTGCGGTCAGCGATAGCCGCACGGGCCTGCTCGGCAAGATCCTGCCGCTGGTTCTCGTTCCTGAGCATCCACAGCAGGATATCGGCCGCTTCCTCAGGACTGGAGAACGCCGGCAGGAACGGGAACACCTCGTCGGACTCGGGGCGCGGATCCCTCGCGAACGGCAGCTCGCAGGCCGCCATCTCAATCTCGCGCGGCCCCATGGCCCAGCCTTCGCCCTCGTGTCCCGGCTCGGATTCACGGCGGTAGAAGTTGATACCTGCGCGCGAGTTCCTGTACGCACGGGCCGTCTCCGAGTTGTCCACGCACTCCCCGCGCGGATGCCCGAGGAACCGCAGCAGCGGAGAGTCGTCCAGGTGCTCCTCTTCCCAGCCGGCCCCGCCCAGCAGCACGTGGTAGTCCAGGAACTTGTGGCTGAGCATCTGCTCGAAAAACTTCCTGCGCGACTCGAACATCGTGCCGATGAACGCGAAGTCGGACTTCACGTCCTCCTCGTACGCGCCCTTGCGCGGGTAGTGAACTTCCGGGTCGTAGGCGTGCGGGATGTACAGGCTGGGAGCCAGGTCCTGGTAGTCCTGGACGTTGTGCGGGTCGTTCAGCAGGTTCAGGCTCGCGAACTGGGCACGCATCAGCTGCTCGTCATCCTGGTACGGAGATTCCGTGTGGATGAGAACTACCTTGTGCCCGCGCGAGCGGATAACTTCAAGCTGCTGGGCCGAGGTGTAGAACGCGGAGACGAAAACCACGACGCGCGGCCAGAACGTGTACATCTCGTGGGAAAGCCCCTGCATGGAAGCGAGCATCGCCTGCTGGTCGTCCATCGCCTTTACGAACGGTCGTTCCCCGTTCTCATCCGGCTCTGCATTCCAGTCGGGCACGTGAGCTGAGCCGTAGAACGACAGCCGGTGATTGGTGTCGTAGACCTTTACCTGATGCCCCTGCTTGGTAAGGGCCTTCACCCAGCCCTGATGTACGTCCGCAACGCTGAAGTCGGGTCCCGGATGTGCCACGAGAATACGCATAGTGCATATTCTACCCGCACATCCTAACCAGTAAGGCGGGCACCGAACTACCTAAGAACTACCTAAACTACCTAACCTACTTGATTGGACAGGCACCACTTTGGCATTCCAGGTCCGTACCGTCTTCACTGGTCTTGGCGATAGCCGCGTCGTACTGTTCCTTGGTAATACGCGTGTACGGAGCCTGCGGCCGGGAAGCGTCCACCATGATCGTGGTGCCCTTGAGTTCCGGCAGGAATTCAGCCAGTAGTTCTTCCAGGTCGGCCGGCTTGAGCGCATCTTCGGGAACATTAACCGTGTAGCTCACGGCATTGTCGGCCCAGTACTTCTGGTAAGTACGCTGCACTTCTAGCATTTCCCGGGGGGTCAGCTCGTCGGCCGACTGAACTACCTTGTCCGGGTCCAGCCCGAGATCGCGGACCTGCTGCACCAGAATGTCCTCGGTCGGGTAGACGACCACGGCGGTCATGCCGCTCTTGTCGTACACGTCGTCCTCTACTGTGAAGCCGGCTTCCATCGCCTCCAGCACGGTGTTCACCTGGCTGGCATCCCGCTTGGAGAAACGCACCCGGCGCTCGAAGTAGCGCGAGTAGATCGGGTGTATCCCTTCAGATACCCCGGGAAGCTTGGCCACGGATCCGGTCGGGGCCACGGTAGTTACCTTAACCGGCTCGGGAATGCGCAGCTCGAAAGCGTACCGCCGGGCCTCTTCCCGAACGTGCTGGTACAGGCTTTCAAGCATCCACCGGGCTGTGTCGGGGATGTCGCTGTACTTGATTCCCTGCTTTGCCCAGTAGCCCTGAACTCCCAGGTGGCCCACGCCGATCCGGCGGTTCTTAGCCAGCTTCGCGGCCTGCTTCGGGTCGTTAACGTCACCGAATGTCGCGCGGATCAGGAACCGGGCCATCAGCCGGTGGGCTTCCGCCAGTTCCTCCCAGTTCTTGTCCGCGAAGTAGTCCAGGTTGACGTGCCCGAGATTGCAGTTCTCCCATTCGGTCAGCGTAATCTCACCGCAGTTGTGGAGAACGATGCCATTGCCGTCGAAGGCGTGGATGTCCTCAACCGTAACGTCGTACACATCCTCTGTACCCGCCGGAGACACAGACTCTACCGTCGCTGTAGAAGGCTTGTCGTAGAATCCGCGCTTCATGCCAGCGGTACGGGCAGCCCAGGTATCCGCTTTAGCTGAATTCAGGAAGCCGACTTCCTCCATGTATCGGGCGGCGTTCTTACCTGTGATGATCAGCCGGTAGCTGGCCTTCGAGCTGTAACCCCCGAACGACTTCCGTCCCTCGGGATGCGCACCCCGAACTGCTGACCTGATACCTAGGCGAGCTAGCATCCTCTGAACCGCGTGAAGGACGGGAAGGTTGGACTGTGTAAGCCGGATACTCACGCCGGGGCCTGTAGCGGTTCCCTCCACATGCCCGTCCGTATCGAACATTCCGCGAAGGAATCCTCGGTAGAATCGTATGTCCGCTCGCTCCACATCGGTGGTTACGGTTTTGTTGCCGCGAACGATGCCGTAGACATTCGCGAGCCTGGTTAGCCCGGCAGTTTTGATGCGTCGCTGAGTTCCGTCTCCGGTGTGGTGCCAGCCGGCGAAGTCGGCCCGAGCACCTAGACGCCGAATCTCAGATTCGATGTAGGCCGCAACCGGTTCGTCTCCCTCGTTGTCCCATATGGCACACGCGGCCATACCATTCGGATAGAACGTTCCGTCACCGATCAGGCTACCCAGAAGATAACCCTCACCTTCGGTACCGTGGCCGCCCCACGCAAACGGGGCGTTATCCGACAGGCCGATAGCCTGTCCTGGTTCCAGCTTTCCTGCCGCAATCCAGCCAGACGGAGTGCGAACCTTGTGGTCCGTGGTGAGCTTCACGGTATAGCCCTCGCTAGTGCGCAGCTTCACCACCGGCTTGTATCCGGTCTTGAAGAATCCCTGAGACTCCGTGGCATACGGCTTACCGTCTACGATCGCCGTGAACGGGGTACCGATAAGTTCCTTGACCTGGCGAGCGCCGTGCAGGGTCATGACCCATGTGTCGTCAGTGACGCAGGGATTAGTACAGATAACCGGGTTAACCTCGCCTTTCTGGCTGAGGCTGGAATTCCAGTACCCCGGCTCGCCGTTCTCCAGTACGGCCCGGCACACAGCCTCATGCACAGCCCAAGCACTGTAAGGGCCGGCAGAACCCTTTTCCAGAGCCTTCAGGAAGTCGTCATCGATCTCCACGGAGATGTTGGTGGTCCAGTGGAGGCCGGAGTCCTGCTTGCAGTTGATGAAGTCGAAGATCTGCGGGTCGTTCCAGTGAAGCATGGACATCCGGGCCGACCGCCGGTTCCCGCCCGACACCACGCACTCGGCAATGGCGTGGTCGATCTCCATTAGGTGCATTGGAGTCAGGCCGTTGTCGTAGGCGTCGTTCAGAACCCGGGCAACTTCGTGCATCATCCGGGCAAACGGAGCCGGGCCGCTGGCAGTGCCGCCGAAAGTCTTGAGGGGAGCACCGGAAGGGCGAATCTTGGACACGTCAAATACGAGGGTAGATACTACCTCCGGAACGTTTGCTTTATCCCACATAGCGTAGTCGATGAGCTGGCTTAGCGCCGCAGCCCAGCCTTCTCGGGAATCCTCTACCTGTATTCCGTACGGCGCGTCGTAGGTACCTGACAGTGTAGGAGCAAGTTCTTCGATGTCCTTATGCTCCGGGTAGCACACCACGTGAACGTTCAGCTTGCGCTTCGGCTTGCCGAACTTGGCGATGTGCTTGGTGCTGTAGTTAGATCCGACGCCGCCGCCTTCCATCAGCCGGAGGAAAGAGAACTCGAAGTGCTCGGAGAGCTGATTACCCCAGCCCGCGACGTGGCAGTTGAACAGGTACTGACGACCGGGAACTCCCGTAGACCACAGGTGGCGGCCGGCCGGGAGGAGCGCGAAGTTGTGCATGTAGCTTACGAGTTTTCCGTATTCCGCCAGTACTTTCGCGCTCCACTCTGTGTCGTCGTCTCCGTACACCAGCGCGAGGTTCCCTTTAGCCACACGGCATATAGTGTCAGGCCAGGTTTCCTTGCTGCCATCCGGCTTAGTCCTGCTGTACGTGCGGGAATAGACAACTTCGCCGGTCGGCCCAAAGGGGACGGCAGAAGACATAGCTTTGCTCCTGAAAAACTAGAAAAGTTCCGCTGGTGAGTTCAATGCTAGGCCGGGAAAGGCCGGAGGCAACCCTAGATTCAGAGCCGGGGTAGTGCTAGTCCGCGAAAGCGTTCTTGGCGGAGATGCTGAGCTGGACCCGGGCGGTGAAATAGAACGCACCGGAAACCTCGGTCTGGCCCACGTTGCTGATCTGCGTGATGGTGCAGTATTCCGCGAGGTCTCCGAGCGTGTCGTCCCGGGCAATGGCCATCGGAATCGAGTCCATGCCGTTGTCCTGGGGCACTACGTCGATCAGCGCGTCAACATCCTGCTGGGCCTGCTCGATATCCACACGGGACACGAGAATGATCAGCGTCATGCTGTACTCAGTAGGAGCCGGGATCTGGGCGAGCATGCCCAGTTTCTCGCCGATGACGATGCCGAACTTCTCGTACGGCTGGCCGGGCATCACGGCGATCATCGGGGGAGTAATGCTCTCCGGGAAGTACGGTCGCGAGTCTACTCCGGTAGCCGCTTCGATCTGGGAAGCCAGAGCCGCCCTCAGTTCCTTCAGACTCGCCACTGCACAAACCAGCCTTCCTCGATCGGCTCCGTCAGCTTCATTACCTCGCCCCACGTTGCTACGTTTCCGTCGTCTAGAAGTACGGCGGCGTGGGGTACGCGGGGTGTGTCGTAGTTTACCAGAGAGTCGTAGCTTACCAGAGAACCGACAGGAAACCCGTCAAGCCCGTCCAGCGGCACAGCCATTCCTACCGTCACATTATCCCATCCGGCGGCCTTGATCACGCCGGCGAGCGTATCTCCCCCGGCGAAATGCAGATCCATTACCTGATCATCGGTCAGCCGGTACCCGGTCCACGCCAGCATATGGTTGGCCAGCGCCACGGCAGCGCAGTTCTCGATTCCCTGCGTGTTCCCGGCTGTTACCCACTCGCGGTTAACCCCGGCGCTGTATACCGCAGCCTTGACCTGCTTCGGCTTTGCCGCCGACTTCTTTTTCGACTGGGCGGCCTTATTCGCGTTGGTCTTCGCGTTCTTCGCCTTCGTCGCCTGGGTAGGCCGCACCTGACGCGCGGCACGCATCCCGGCTGACTTGGCCGCCGCCGAGTAACCGCCGGTCTTCTTCGCCGTGGTCTTCTTCCGGGGCTTCAGGTTCTTGCTCTTCAGCTTCTGGTTGTTCCGCTTGATCGCTGACTGCCGGTACTTCTGGTACGTAGACGCCGCCTGCGCCGAGGTGACTGTCTGCATGCGCGTGGTGTGCGCGTGAATCGACTCTCCGCGAAAAATGAACCTCGCCTGCGTGGCCCGCTGCTGAAGGCGGAACAGGTTGGCGGCTGACCGCTTGCGCAGCATGGCCGACTGATGCCCGGACACAGCCTGGCGGAATGTCTGCTGGGCCGCGAACGCGGCTACTGCCGACCGCGATGCCGCCTTGCGGGCCACTGCCAGTTTCTTGTTGACCCTGGCTACCGAAGCCAGCCGCCGCTGCCTGAGTGCCTGTGCCTGCTGTTGCTGCTGTGCTTTCTGGGCTGCTGTCTGGTACGCCTTGAACTGAGCGGGGCTGAGCGCCGCCGTAGCACTCTTGCGGACCTTGGTAGTTTTAGGCTTTGCCTTGCCCTTGGCCGCCTTAGCGGTCGACTTACCTTTTGCTGCCATGGAAACCGAACCTCCGGGAGCTGGCTCCGAATCCGATCGCCTCGGGCGAGATCTCCAGGTGCGCCATCACGGTGCTGTGCGGGTCCTGGGGGACATGCTCGAACTCCTCCTCAGCCTCAGCTTCCTCATCCTTCTCCTTGAGAAGTACTACGGTGAGCTTAGGCTCGAAGATGTACATCTTCGTCCCGAATCCAAGAATGAGGCGCATGGGGTTATCCTACACTCCCACGAGACCACGCGAATTCATGTACTTCTTCAGGAGTTCCATGATCTGCGGGTTCGACTGCACGCGGACCATTCCCAGCTCAGAGGTACCGGCCACGCCCCACGGCGCGTCCTTCATCTTGAAAAGGTCGACGGCCAGCAGCAGCGCCGCGTGGTGCACGTTCTGCGGGATCTCCTTCCAGCCCCACGTCGCGGTGATCTCGATACGGTTGTTCGGGGTCCACGGCCAGATAAACGGCAGGAACTGTCCGCCCTGAGTGCCGCCGGGGCCGCCCATCAGCACGCGCACGTAGTTGTGCGGCCGGTCTTCACCGAAATTGCGGGGGTTGTAGGAGTCCTGGTACCTGGAGGTCTGGTAATCGGTGTTCTCGGTCCAGTTCGCCTCGTATATCCCGTCGCCGTCGTAGTCCAGCTTGAAGCTGGTGATAGTGCCGGGCACGAGCGAGTCGATGAAGATCTCGTAAATCGACTGGTAGGAGTACGTGCGCGTCTCCGTCAGCCGGTAGAAATGCTGCCCGCACAGGTCGTTGATCAGGCTGGTAGCCGTGAGGACCGCGCGCTGCATCTCGTAGTCGTCTTTGGTGTTGATGGCCGACTCTTTCAGACCGTCCGACGACTTCAGCTCTTCCATGGATACGTAGGTGAGGTTCTTGGACGCGCCGGCCGTGTCGAGAGAGAACACGCGGAACGTGCCGGTGGTTACCTGTGCCCCGTTCGCCACCGAGCCGCCGACGCCTACCCAGGTGAAGTTGTACAGGCCGGAGGGTGCCGGATCGGTGTCGAACAGCTGGAGGTTGATGTGGTACTTGCCGGTTGTGTCCCGCACGATTGCGTTGGGATCGGTGCCCGACGAGTAGTTGTGGGTAATCGTCTCGCCTTCGGGATCAACCAGGACAAACTGAATCGTGGCGGGGTCAGTAGTCTGCCCGCTGGAGTTCAGGAACGTCACATCTTCCGGGACGATTGTTCCCGCAATATTGTAGTAAAGCGGCATGTTGGGCATAGGGCACCTCCAGCTTTAAGGGTATCCTGCGGCACTTCTTCGTTCTACGGCCCGTAGCTGCACGTAATTACTCAGGTATGCTTGCCCCGTGACAACGATGACAGACAGGAGTCTCTAGTGGCCGTATCACTGATGTCGGTGGCCCGGCGCGAGGACGTTCACGCGATCCTGACGGATGACTCAGTTTCTGACTTTTATGCTGCCCAGATCATTACCGGCATGGTGCACAGCGAGATCAGCGAGTCCGAGGTCCGCAGGTACCGCAAACTGTCCAAGCCGGACTTCCTGCGGGCAAACCCTTATCCTGAGGGGACTGCCCCGCTCGCGCCCGCGCCCGTGCGCAAGAAGCAGGACATTCCGCAGTGGGCCGGAACGCCGGGATTCGAGGTAGACGGCGACGAGGGCACCATTTACACCAGGCCCCGGGTGGTTGCCGTTGCGGACGAGGGGGAGCATGACGACGCGGCTGAGCTGAGGGAGTTCGGCTTCAACCCGGAGGTCTGGGAAGTCGCGTGGGCGAAAAGGTCGAACTGGCAGGCCCAGAACGGCGACTGGCTCGAATCCCGCAAGCTGACGGTCAGGAAGCGCGACAGCCGGAGGCTTCAGCTTGAGAACATGAACGAGGTCTTCGCGGCGTACGCCACACCCGGAGAGAGCAACCGCTCTAAGACCGCCCGCACCGTGGTTGTCGCTTTCGGGGACACGCAAGTGGGAAAAGTGGATGGCGGCGGATCGGAATCCCTTGTCGCCCGCTACGCCCGGATCATCACTGAAATCGCCGCCTGGCTCCGGTCCACGGGCGGATGTGACCGGCTGCTGATCGTCAACGCCGGAGACTGCATCGAAGGCGTCGTCTCGCAGAACGGCCGGCTCATCACGCGCCTGGACCTGTCCGTCACAGAGCAAGTACGGCTCTGCGCCCGGATGATCATGCACTCGGTGGGCGTCTTCGCGCCGCTGTGCAGCCAGATGCTCAACATCTACGTCCCCGGCAACCACGATGAGCCGCACAGGGTCGCCGCGACCAAGCCGTCCGATTCGTGGGCGATCCAGGCTGCCAGCTCGGTTGCCGACGCCGTCGACCTGATGGGCGGTTACGAGCATGTCGAGTGGCTGTTCCCGAAGGAGGAGCAGCTGACTGCCACGGTATCGATCGGAACCGAAGAACACCCGTTCACCATCACCGCCGCCCACGGGCACGTCCCCGGCAGGGCCAACCAGATGATCTCGTGGTGGGCGGGTCAGGCGCACGGCCGGCTGGCTCCGGGGGAAGCCGATCTCCTGATCACCGGCCACCTCCACCACCTGCGCATAGAGAACACGGGCGGCGGCAAGACGTGGCTCCAGGTCCCGGCCATGGACGGCGGCTCCCTCTGGTTCACCAGCAAGTCCGGTGACAATGTCCCGTCAGGTATCGTTACGTTCGAAGTAGATCCGTCCCGCGCTCCCGGCTGGGAGAACCTGAAGGTATGGTCATGACAGAAATCAAGCAGGCAGCGGGCATGCTGACTCCGTATATCGAGTCGGTGCTCAGCTACCTGGCTGAATCGTACGGTGAAACTACCCTGGAAGCCGCCGAGCATATCCAGTCTCTCATCGATGCGGGCGTTAGCAGGCGAGTGGAATACGCGTCGCTGTTCGACCAGGCTATGGCGTGCCCGCCGCTGATGCGGGACCTCGTTTCCGGGATGCCCAATACCGAAGTGGCGGCCAAGTGGGAAAGCTCCGAGCCGTCCGTGCGAAGGGCGCGGCAGAAAGCCTCAGGATCGGGAATGCAATAGCCGGCCAGAGGGTTATAGCAGGTACAACTGAATGGCCCGCCCCGGTGGCAAGCTTTCTGCCAGCACAGAACCTATCGGCTTGACCGCAGTCCACGGGTCCACCGGGAGCGGGCAACACTCATACCCGGGTACAGGAGGAAGTAAGAAGATGAGGTCAATCGAGGATCTCGAACTTGCCCTGGAACACGAGAAGCGCAATCTGGCTCACAGGGAGGACGAGCTTATCACCGCCCGCGAAGCCTGGGATAAAGCGAAACGACAGTACGACAACGTTCGCTATAGTGTCAGAGATCTTCAGTGTGAACTGATTAGCGCTCGTCTCCTGGAAGAGAAGGTGTAGTGGAGAAGATTCCGACAATTTTCGAGCGGGACTGGAACGCGCCGGGACATCCGGTAATCGACCAGATTAACCCTGCGTGCCAGTGGGTATTCGACGGAGAGGGCATTCCGACTCGCAAGTTCGATGGCACCTGCATGCTTTACGTAGGCCCCGCGTGGTGGTTCCGGCGTGAGGTGAAGCCCGGGAAGACAGCGCCGGAGGGCTACCGCGAAGTTGCCCGTGACGAGGAGACCGGCAAGTCGTTCGGCTGGGAGCCTGCGACGGAGAATCACTCGTACTGGAAGCCATTCCGGGAAGCTCTTGAGTCACGCGTGGAATGGGAGCCGTTCAAGACGTACGAACTTGTCGGCCCGAAGGTCAACGGTAACCCCGAGCGGCTTAACTGCCATTATCTCGTGCTGCACGGCGCGAACATGCTTAGCGATCTCCCTGTCGAGCTGACGTTCGACAAGCTCCGCGATTACTTCCTGTATGAACTCAAGGAAATCGGCCGCGAGGGCATCGTGTGGCACCACTCGGACGGTCGCATGGCCAAGCTCAAAGTCCGGGATTTCAAGTGACGGAACCGGCTGAGCACTATCCGGTACAAATTCCGTTCTATGCCACAGTCAACTGTCACGGCGATACAGCGCAGATTAGCTCAGATACAGAATGCGCCTGCGGCTGGGGCTGGCCGTGCCCGGAACTGGAGAAGGACTCGTGAAAGTGCCGAGCTATTACGTCACGGTCGACGGAATGCCCGTCATGCCGATACCCTCCACTGATATAAACGACACCATTCTGGCCCGGTATACCGCCTGCCAGGTACTGCGGGCAGCCCACGCGCACGCGAAAGTAGAAGTCTGGCAAGAGGCATACCCGGGAGAACCAGATGCACAGGTAATCGCCGTAGACAACGTGTAACCCGGCCGTCCGCCACACTTGACGCGCCCGTCGCTGGAATCCGTCGATGACGTAAATTCCCTGCGGGCGCGTTACCTGTGCCATGGCCTTGCTCAGCCCGATAGACAGATCCATAATGGCATTCGAGTAAACTACCTCGTTCCAGATCCCCCGCTCTTCAGCGGTGAGGGCTGTCTTTTCGCGTTCGGGCTGCATAGTCGTTCCTCCTGGTCTATACCACCAAGCTAGGACCCTTTAGCGTAGCGCGAAAGCTACCGCGTTACCTACTACCTCGCCTAGTATGGGAGGAACGGCGTTCCCCGCCTGGCTCCATTTTTCCATGGTTTTACCCTCGAACCGGAAATTGCAGGTGAACCCCTGGAGCGCGGCAGCCTCATACAGCGTGATGCGCCTCAGCCGGACCTCCCCGAATGGCGGAAGTTCCGGGAAAGGCTCCCCGCCGGCCATGAGATGCGCGTGGTACGTCTCCACCCACGGCTTGGAATCACGGTCAAGCGCGTTCAGGTCGATGATCGGGGTGTTGTTGCCGCCGATGGTGGCCGCTATTACGGGAGCCGGGGCGTCCAGGTCGATGATCCTGCCGCCGCCGTTCACCAGCATTCCCGCGTACGGAGATTTCCGCAGCACCGGATTCGCCGCCGGGACGATGTTAGCCCTGCACATCAGGTCGTCGTGAGCGTAGAACTTGACGGGGCTGAGCGTCTGGCGCACGGTCACGGGGCTTTCCGCATTCGGCTTGTTCTCCCAGAAACTGCTGACGGGCGTCTTCCCCCGGGGCATGCCGATGAGGAACATGCGCTTCCGGTTCTGCGGAACTCCGTAATCGGCCGCGTTGAGAACTACTACGGTAGTATCGAAGCCCAGGCGGTCAGCGGTTACCCTCAGCCGGCTAAGAACGTACTTCCAGCGCTTTGACGCCAGCGCGGCCACGCTCTCCATGATGAACGCCTTCGGCCGGAGAATCTCCACGGCGTCCATGAACCGGTACACGAGCTGGCTGCGGGGATCGTCCGGGTCCATATACCCGGCTACCGAGAATCCCTGGCACGGAGGACCGCCGGCAACTACCCCGGCATCCCGGTAGTTCTTCAGCATCCCGCTGTCGATGAGTTCACTGATATCGGATTCCCAGACATCCGAGCTTGCCATGTAAGTACTGCTCGCAGCAGTCTGGAGAGCCGCCCCGTCCCTGTCAGTTGCCAGGATTTTCCTGAGGCCGGCTTTCTCCAGCCCGAGGTCAAGTCCGCCGCATCCGCTGAACAAACTTACGTAGTCGATGGCCACCGTGCTCTTCTTCCTTTTGCCAGGAATCGTGCCACCATACTACCCGTGTCACCCCAGCGCCCCGGATCGACTTCCAGCAGCCTTCACACGGCTCGTCGGTGATGTACATAGTGGCATTACGGGCGGAAAGCCCGGCCCGGAGAAGGCAGTTAAGCTCAGCATGAATGGAAATGCACTTGCCCGGCCCTGTGTCGTACGAACTACCCGGATCCACGGCGTCAGGACAGGGCCACAGCCGGCCGCAGGCGCACGCAGAGGACCGGGACAGGTAGGAGTCGCGGAGTTCGTAGTGACGGCCCCTGGGGCACGCTCCGGCGCTCAGGCAGCCAGGCTCACCGCTCGGGGCACCGTTGTAGCCTGTCTGTATCAGGTCGTGTGTTACAGGGTCTACGAGGACCGCTCCGACCTTCCTGCGCGTGCAGTCCGCGCGCACGGACACAGCATCAGCCAGATTCAGGAAGTACATGTCCCAGCTTGGCCTGCGATCGTGCATAACCGTGCCTTCTCCAGGAGCTTGTAACCGCTCACGGTTAACGGACCTTCTTCCACGCGCCGCGCCGGATCTCGCGGTCATCGATAATCGGCACCCAGCTGTTCCCGTCCGGGAAGTGCTCAAGCTGGCCGCCGGCGAAGATGGCACCGGGCTTCATCTCGGCGTAGATGCGCTCTTCGAGCTTGCGCTCCAGCTCCCGGTCACGGAACGGCCGGTACATCCAGACGATGTCGTGGTCGCTGTAGCTGTGCGGGTAGTCGAGAGCGTCACCGACCCATACGGGACCACGGTTCTTGGCCTTGGCTACGGTCGCGAGCGTTTCGTTGTACTCGATCCCGTACGTGCTCAGGCCGAACAGGTAACTGGCAACCTGGCACTTCGTGCCGATTCCGGAGCCGACTTCCAGGAAAGCGATTCCCTCGGTCTCGATCATGCATTCGGTCATGATGGCCACGAAGTCCGCGAGCTGGAAAGGCATCCACCCGAGATGCACCTTATCCGCGCCCTGGAGCATGAATGCGTATTCGTCCTCATTGGCAGCGGAAAGGACGCGCTGGACCTCGGCCGCCATACTGAACTTTACCGTTGAATTGTCTGCGATCATGTCTCGCAGCCTACCACCTTTCAGCGGTAGTCAAGTAGGGCGGCCGGGCCAGAGTTATGCGAGGGACTTCAGCCAGTTAACCAGGGCTTCGAGAGCGGAAACGATCTGGCTGATCAGGCTGGCCGGGGGTGCGGGAACCGGAGTCGGCGTCGGGGCAGGCGTAGGAGCGGGCGTCGGAGTGGGGGTAGGCGTAGGAGTCGGCGTCGGAGTGGGGGCAGGAGGGGGGGCCGGCTGTGCAGGAAATGCGTTGCCGGTGATTGCCTTGTAGTCTGCTGCGAGGGTGGCATAGTTCATGCCCTCCATGAATGCCCTGGTGCCCAGGTGCTCCGGGTAGATGAGAACCCAGCACTCTTCCACCTGGTGCGACCAGAACGCGTCGGTGAACGAGGTCTCTTCAGCCCAGGTCACGAAACGCTCGTCGCCGCCCAGCGGACCGCTGCCCGCAGGACCGTAGCCGGAAACCACGACACCGTGTCCGCCGTCCAGCGGAGAGTTAGCCACGTAGTTCCACGGCTGCTCGTCGTTGAACTCGGTCATGTTGGCGTCCAGCACGTTGATGCCGACGATCACGGTACCGAAGATCGCGATAGCCGCCTTGACCTCAGCCACGTTGGTGTAGTCAACCTTCGCGAACCCGGACAGCTTAGAACCGTCAGGCGCGTTGTTCTTGTTTAGCCACTCAAGCAGCGTCTGGATGTCCATTCCCTCGTCTTCGCGGGGAAACGACGGGTTCTGGGTCTCGTAGACCTTGAATACCTGGTCCTGCGAGGGATACTCAGTGGTGCCGAGAGTGGAGGAGACAATGCGGCGGTTGTTGGCCCACGCAACTGCAACGCAGTCACCGTAGGTGTCATTGCCGAGCATCTGCCAGCCGCCGTTCAGCGGGGCGATGTAATCCTCTGCGGAGGGAACAGAGGGAACTGCACCGGTCAGGTAGTTCTTCAGCTCAAGAGCCGGCGCATTCTTGGGGGCCTTGCGGCCGAGCTTGCCGGGGGTACGGGGCATAGAAATTCCTTTCCTGAATCCTGCTTACCAGAATCCAGGCTATGTCCCCGCACCCCCGGCATCAACCTCAGGAATTACATCCACTCCGGGTGATTTAGAGTCCATTCGACCGTCCGCTCAAGGCTATCCTCGAACGGCACCGGCAGCTTCCAGCCGAGTTTAGTCAGAGCGCCGCTGTCCAGCCCGTAATGGGGATCGTGGCCCGGACGGGTGGCGTGGAAGTCCACCAGCTCGTAGCGCAGCGGCCTGCCCACATATTCCGCGATCATCTGCGCTAGCGTAAGGTTGTCGATCTTAGCCGGAGAGGCGACGTTGAAACGGTCCGGCCGCGCAATATGGCCGTCGTAGTCATTCTCCCCGAACTGCGCCGGAGTCTTGTTCTTGAACAGGAACAGCATAGCGTCGGCCAGGTTGCGCGCGTGCAGGTAGTGGCGGGTTCCGATGTGCCCCGGAGTCCCGTGGATCGTCACCTGCTCGCCCCGGTAGGTCCTGGAAATGACCTTCGGGATGAACTTTTCCGTGTCCTGCCGTTCACCGATCATGTTCATGCAGTTCACGATCTGAAGCGGCACCTGGTACGTACGCCAGTAGGAGATAGCGATGGCTTCCTGCGCGGCCTTCGATCCGGCATACGGGTTGCTGGGCAGAATAGCATCCCATTCCGGGTGGCCGTGCTCGTCCTCCGCCAGGACCGGCCCGTAAACCTCGTCGGTAGACACGAGCATGTATGACTTCGGCTTCACCTGGCGGGCCAGCTCCAGGGTGTTGAGCACGATGTCCACGTTGTTCTTCACGAACGGCACCGGGTCGGTAATCGAGCGGTCCACGTGGCTTTCGGACGCTACAGAAGCGATGTAATCGATCGGACCCATCTTGGCGATGGTCTGCTCACTGAACGGGGCCAGAAGATCGTGGGTGATCACCGTCGTGCGGTCCCACCAGCCAAGCGGACCTCGGTCGTGGCCTTCAAGGACTTCAGAGATACGGTCGGTCTTGCCCTTGTGCCGGAAGGAGTCGGTGACAACTACCTGCCAGTCAGTGTTAGCGAGAATATGCTCGAAAAGGTGGTGACCGACGAAGCCTCCGGCTCCGGTGATCAGGATTCGGGTAGTCATAGCCACTCCGGTGCGCCTTGGTGATAACCGTTGATAGTGAATGTCTGGGAGTCCTTGGCTTTCCACTTCAGGCCAGCTGCATCCCAGCGTTGAACCATGTTACCGTCATCCGTGAGTCCGTCAGGATGCAGTCCGCCGGCCTTCTGGAGGGTCTTAGCGCGGTGCATAATTCCACTGGTGTCTGCGTTTCCTACTGACGGGGCTACACAGGACCGCCCCGCCCAGGGACTGAGAGCGAAATCCAGATCCGGATCCTCGAACAGTTCTGCCATCTCGGCAACGTGGGTCGTAAGGTAGTCGTTATCGTCATCCAGGTAGGTGATCAGGTCCCCGGATCCCATCCAGGAGCCGACGAGACGTGCTACAGCGCCGATAGACCCATTGGCCGCGTAACCAGTCCAGTTACGGCCCAGGAATGTGTAACGGCGGTCAGACAGTGCATCGCACCGGTATCCGTGTTCCTCAATGGCGACCCGCAAATTACTGTCATCACCGTCGACTACGATCAGGTGCTCGATATTCGGGTACGTCTGCCGGTCGATGCTGGCTACGGCGTGCTCGAATAGCGTCTTCGGCCGCGCCCAGGTAGCTGTAACGACAGTAACTCGCAGGCTGCTCATGACTTAGCTGACCTTGATGATGGAGGCGATGTAACCCCACGGAATGATGGCCGCCGTCCAAGTGTAGGAGGGGTTGTCCGGAACGCTGATTCCGTAAGGGAAAAATTCCACATCGCTCGTGTTGTAGGTAGCGGTAGTGCCTGAAACTATGGTCTTGATCTCTACCGTAGTAGCGCTATCCCACCAAGAAGGAAGCCCTACTACTGTGGTTGCCTGTTCGTAAGCCATGAGAAGATCTTACCTGTTCTTCCATAGCTGCTTGTACGCCGCTTCCCACATCGTCCAGTTCTCTTCGATCGTGTGCTCGGCCGCTCGATCTCGGGCATTCTGGCCCATCTTGGCCCGCAGCTCGTCATCGTTGGCCAGCAGCTCCAGGTATTTGACCCACTCGTGGTCGCCCTTCACCAGGAAGCCGTTGTAGCCGTGGGTGACGTACTCCTTGTAGGGTCCGACGCTGCTTGCCACTACCGGTATACCGCGAGCGTTATATTCCAGCGCCTTGATGAACGACTTGGAATGATTGAAGGAGTTGTCCAGGAGGGGACAGATACCGATGTCGAAGTCCAGGGACTGGTAGAAACCCTCGCGATCGTCAATCGCGGCTACCCACCGCCGGAACTCCACACGGTCGCCGGGAATCTTCAGCGTGGGCCGGTAGTCCGTGCCGCCGAGGTACAGGTCCCAGCCGGAATTGCGCCTTGCGAACCGGCGGAGCGGCTCGCAGATGACGTGCATGTCCAGCCCGTGGGAAGCTCCGCCTACCCAGCCGACAACAGGGCGCTTCCGATCGGTACGAGGTAGTTCAAGCACGAATTCGGGGATGAAGTTGGGAAGGACGGCAGTCCGGCCGGCATGTTCACTGAATACCTCAGCCAGCTGGCTGTTGGTAACTGTCACCAGGTCCGCAATCTGGGCGTACGACTGAACGGCGTCCCGGGTTACCGCACCCCGGTAGGTGTGATACGCCTGGAAGTTGTCCATTCCGATTGAGAATACGTCGTCATCGTTCTCGTATACGAGCCGGTTCTTCGGCTTCCGCGCCCTGCGCCACGTCGCCAGTCCTTCAAAGGAGGCGAACCGCTGGCCGACAATCAAATCCCATTCACCCTGAAGATACGACTTCGTGGTAGCGTCCTTCTGGTCGACCACTGTCACCTCGTGGCCGTTCTTCTGAAATTGCTCCATCGGCAGGACAACGCGGTAATAGCCGCAGCCTGTGCCGTCGTGGGAGGCAAAGATACGCATGAGAATGAGTCTACACGACGAAAGCCCCTGCCCAGTTTAGGACAGAGGCTTCAGCCGGGGTAGTTCAGACCTGCTTGAATGTGCCGTTCTCGCTCTCCCAGTGAGAACCGGTTGCCTGGCCGGTGGCCTGGTTCACGTCGCCAGCTGTGCCATCTACCTTGCTCCAGCCCGCTACGTCCGTGCTGCTGGTGGCATCGTAGTTGTACTGGTTCGTAAGGTTCCCGGACTGATTTCCGCGAACTACGTGCTCGCCGCTAGGTTCCGCCATCCTATTCACCTGCCTTCTTCCAGTCGAGAGAGACGTGCGGGACGCCCTCGGAGTACTTGCCTGTCGTGGTCGGCTTAGCGTGCGTTACCGAGATCCCGAGCCCGGGAGTGTCGTGAGAGGCACCTACGGAAGGCGGGGGATCTACAGAAGCGGAACCAGGAGCGGTCATGGCGTGCTTGGGAGCTTCTACGGAAACCGTGTTGGTGGCCGCCATGCTCTCGCCAGCGGTCAGGCCGTATTCAGTCGTCAGACGACTCGACTCGTCCTTCACCGTAAACAACCTCCTTACCGCTCTTCTGGTTCGTCTCGTGCGTAGCGTCCAGCAGGGCATCCTTGATTTCCTGAATGCCGGTTCCGCGTGCAAGGGGGCTGCTTCCAGCCAGGGCTTCCCTGCGGAACGTCCAGCGCGTGTTGCTAAGATCCTGCACGGGAACCTCCGGTCAGTTAACGCCGTTGTGGTCGTGGCTCAGGGTGCCGTGGCCTACGCCTGTGTCCTTGGGAGAACCGCTGCCGGCGATGCCGGGCATCGTGCTCGAACCGTACTTGTTGCCCTGGCTCTCAGTGTCCACGGAACCGCCGGTCATGTTGCCCGAGTTGCCACCGGACAGGTGCGCGAACGGGTCGGTGTAGGATGCGCCGGTAGCAACGCTGGTGGAAGCACCTGCGGAGCCGGGGGCACCAGTCTTGGTGTCAGTAGAAGCACCGAATACGCTGCCCGGAACCTGGCCCGGAACGGTAGTCGGGTCCTGAGGGCCGGGAGCGCCGCCCGAAGTGCCAGGAGCACCGGTACCGAGCGGGTTTGAGATTCCGAACGGGAGCAGCCCCGAAGCCTGACCCGGCTGGGAGGTCTGGTCGCCAGCCCGGCCACGGCCCTTGCCCGCGCCGCTCGTCTGATTGTCAGCCATTTAGACTGCCTTCCTTCCCTTTGTACGCCGGGATTACATTTACCAGTGTAGAGCGTTCGTGCACTTAGTGCTAGGAGTCGCCGTACTGCTTGATGAGGTTAGGCTTCGTCATATCCCAGGCTTCGTCCTCGCCGGCTCCCTTAGAAACCGCATAGGAAACCCACTTTGCCTTGGAATCGGTAGTCTTGGGGCGGGGAACTATCTTGGGCTTGACGATGCGCTCCGGTTCTTCTTCCTCCTCGAAATCGGATCCGAAATCAGAATCGAAGTCATCATCTTCAACTTCTTCGACCTCTTCGGAAGCTACCTCGGGATTTTCGTTCTCTTCGTCCTCGCCGTTGTAGTATTCGGCATAACCAGCGCCTACCAGGTGCTCAGCTTCCCATTCAGGAACTTCCATGAGCTTCTTATACCCAGGCCACAGGCGATCGTCGTAACGGCTTCCCTGCATGTCCGCGAGCATTCGTACGACCGGCATATCTCTCCTAAGTGAATCGGCCCGGAACCCTAAGGTCCCGAGCCGATTCTACCAGCTAACCGCTATTAGCTAGCGGCGTTCTTGAACAGCTTGACCGCACCACCAGTGGTGTCGCCGTAGTTGCCGTCACCGCGCAGGAGAGCGCGGAAGGTAACAACGTCCGAGCCGAAGTTGAAGTCGTCCGAACGCTCGAAGCGCAGGCCGCCAACCAGGCGAACGAAGTACTGGCTGAAGTCACCGAACGCGATGGAGTTAGCGCCGGTAACCGAAGTCAGCGGCATGTACGGGTCAGCAACCAGGGGCTTGCCCAGGAGGAGGTCCGGAGCACCGAGAACCGCAGACGGCTCCCAGATCGGACGCCCGTTGCCGTCGATCAGCTTGCGGAATCCGCCGATGGTCTTGTCCGCAGCCAGCCAGTAGCAGGAACGCGACTGACGGTACGGAGCGATGACCGAGTACTCCATGTCCACGAGGTTCGCGTAGGTCGGACCTGCGGTGACAGAAGCGCCCGTGATGCCTACCGGAGCGGACAGGATGCCGTTGGTGACACCCATCACGTTTCCGGCGACGGACTGTACGAGGCCCTGACCGAAAGCGTTGCCGATCGCGCGGCCGGCGCTCATCGCCAGGTAGCCGAGCAGGTCAACAGCACTGTCATCGATGATTTCACGAGACACGGAGAGCAGGGCACCGAACTTCTGTGCGCCCAGGGTGCGCTGCGTGAAGCTGGGGTCTACAGCCGGGATGGCCGATGCCTGGTTGACCATGCCTGCGGAGACGTGGTTGGAGGCAGTCGGGATCTGGAGGGTCTCGCCGCCAGCGGTCTTCAGAACGGACGGGCCGGTCTGGAGAACACCGGAAACCTCAATGAGGTAGGCGATGAGCTGGTCGTAGAAGTCTGTCGGGACGGTGGCGGAGGCGTTGGCCAGGCCGCCGGTTCCGATGGTGCCCAGGGTACGCAGGTTCAGCGCGCCAGAGGACTGACGCTGGATCTCCATGAACTGCTTGCCCTCGCGGCCAGTTGCCCACGAGCGAACCTCGTCCATGTAGCTGTTGCCCTCGACTGCACGCTGTACGCCCTTGCCGGCCATCGCGTTGTAAGCCTGGTCGGCCTCA